ACATAGGATACCTACGCTATACGAATAATTGCTGTTGAAGCTGCTGCTGCGGGAAATTGAATTGTAAAAGTTCCACTAGATACAGTTTTATCTCCACCAAAAGCAACTACCGCACATGCCTTATCAGATTGTGTATCGTTATAAATTAAACAACCATTAGCTGTAAAAGATGCAGAAGTAAAACTAATGTCTGCAAAATCACAAACCGCAGTTGAACCATCTAAAACAGGTGTAACACTTGTAAGTGCTTTTCCACCAGCTGTATAAGCTGATCCTGATGAGTTAGTTATTTCTTCTGAAGTTGTGTAAGCTGTTGTGCTTGCACCTAAAGATGCATCACTTTGATACAAAGCTAATTTAAAAGCGTTTCCAGATGATGCAGTAAAGTTGTGAGTACCAACTAAAAGCTCTTGTTTAAAGCTATTACAAATCGCTGATGATATTGCCATAATTTTTTACTCCTATTTACGGAGACGGTGACTTGACTGGTATTCTAACTGTTCCGTCAGTATAATCATCTCGTCTTCGTCTTCCAAGTTGCATTCCTGCAAACTGTTGTATTGCATTTTTATATCTATTTTCATAGTATGTCAACATATCAGTCGGACCTTTTAAATATCCAAAAGCTTCAACTAAACATGCATACAAAAGTCCTTGTGGGAAATATGTACTTAAATATGTATTGTTATTAAAACCAGTGCCTGATCCAAGGCCGTTTGGCATTTTGTTATAATATATTCTAAATTTGTAATTAGCATCAGGTGTAGGAGCTATATACATACCGCCTGATGAGGTATCGGTAGTATTATCAGCACCACCAAACATAGCATAATATTTAGGAAAACCTGTTACATCTTGAGCTGTTTGATCACCTTCTGGTCCTGTTAATCTATCTGTATATTCTGATAAATATGTCTGATCTTTTTTTTCTAACCAACTTCCGTTACCGGTAGTGGCTGAAGTAGAATTAAATACTTCTATACCTCTTACAAACAAAGTGCCAGCTGGTGCATTAATTGTATTATCATCAGCAGCTAAAGAACCTTCTTGAACAAATCTAGAAGAGTCCATAGGAAGTTCTTGATAAATTCTAAATTCAGCATTCATTATAAAACCATCTAAAATAGTTGTTGTAAAAACATCGCTATCTACCTCAGTGTAATCTAAGATAGCTTGTTTTAATGTGCTGTAATCGTATTTTTTAACTCCTGACATAATTAAGCTCTATCATTTACGGGTCCAATTGTACACTGAAAACCGCCTCCTGTTTCTGTAGTTGAGGCAGAGTTAGTTAATGTAACATTTATACCATCAAATTGTGTAGTTGTAGATGGTTGACCTGTGCTTGGAACCGATGTTTGATTTAAAGATTGAACTTTATAACACCCAAAAACTTTTGCTAAATTAGAATGAGAACCTGCAATTGTAGATACAGGAGTAACCCCTCTGTAAGGCGCACTAGTTCCTCTAGTACATCCTGTTAATTGGTTTGTAGATCTTCCTGTGTATTCTATAACTTCGTTTCTATATTGTCCTACAAGTAATGGATCACTTGTATCGTTAGAAGTTAATATTTTTTCAATTACTATAAATCCAGAAGTTGGAAATTGAGAACCATCTGTTAAATCAATTGTAGTAGCAGTATCTGTTACTGCTCCATTTAAAGTAGTAGACATTTGTAATGTTGAAATTGCTACACCACCTACTGGTAATTTAACATTTCTAAATCTTACAAAATCATTTACTTGTAAATCACCATTTGGAAAATTAATTTTTAATGTAGTATTAGATGCAGTTACAAAAGGATTGTTAGGTAAAAAATCTTCTGTTGGAAATTCTGTTCTAGCAGTTCTTGCTCTTTGCAAAGCTTGTGGATCTGCACTTGTTGGTTTAGGTTCTAATTGTGGTTGTTTAGGCTCATACTCTGAAATATGTACTAAAGCACCATTCCATTCTCTAACCATTTCATTATATGGAAAAGCCATACCAGATCTATCTGATATTGCTAAAGCGTATTTACCTTGTGAAAAAGTAGTCATTAACCAATACCTGGGTAATAAACTTTAGGAGATATATAAGTAGAGTTAGAGGAACCATCTTCATCTTCTGCTCTTAATAACTCATCTTCATATAATAATTTTAATTCTTGGACTCTTTGTGGTGCATATTTTACAGCTAAATAATATGCTAACCCTGAAATCATACATGGTATAAATCTATAAGGAACATCAGTTGCATTTGTGTATGCTCCAACATCATCTATTCTTTTTGTGTAATAAAAATTAATATAATTTCCATCTTCAGATGCACCTGGAGTTAAATATAAAGTCATTGTAACTTTATCTATAAACCTTTGAACCCAATACTGATTAGGGAGACCTTTAGAAGTCTTATTTGAAAATCCTTGATATTGTGATCTACTAATTTTTGTCATTGGAGTATCAACTGAAGTAGACTTTACTCTATAATCTGCTTCTTGAATATCTGTCATACCAATTGGAAACTGTAAAACCGCATCACTTGTGCTATGAGTAGCAGCTGTGCTGCCATTAACACCTCTTACACACCCTGTTAAATTTAATGAAGAAATTCCGGAATAAGTAATTTGTTCTGTTCCAATAATAATTATACCACTTGTAGGCAGTCCTGTAACAGAAGCAACACCAATAGTATCGACCGTTGTATTTATACCAGCAGATAAAGTTGTACTAATACCGCTTGACGTACCATCAGCCGGGGATCTAAAAAAAGTATAAACAGCTTGTCCATCGACTAGTGCAACATTTTGGTTTTTAACTTCCCAAAATTGTAGACCTCTATTTCCCCATTCTGAAAATAAAATATTTAAAGATCGTTTTGCAGTTTTTAATTGATAACCAGAAACGCCCTGCATACCAATACGTTCGTATGCATCTTCAATAATTTCATCTATGCCAAGGTTCTTATCAAAAACATAAGAACCTGAGGTTACATTAGCCACTTAGACCTCCTATCCTGCTGTTAAATTAGGACCAGAATATTTATCTGTTAATAAAGTGTAAGCAGTAACATGTGTTTTAGTTTTACAAAAAATTCCTTTTGGAAATAAAATTCCATCTTCAGGAAAATTAAAATTAATCACATCACCTGTTGGAACATCTGCAAGAAATAAAGTTGCTCCTGAGTTTGATGTTGTTGTAAGTTCTAGAACACCTGCACCCCCACCGCTAGAAGCGATAATTATACCTCTTAATCTTACTGGTTGAGATATAATTGCAGCTGCACCTGCAGCAGCATCAGATCTAGTTGCTTGTATATCATTTTTAAACGACATTTGTTTCTCCTTAAAATTAATATGTGGGGCCGAAGCCCCACACTAATTATTTATTATGCTTCTTTAGCAAACACACCTTGCACGTCAACAACTGTCCAATGAGCTGTTGAGTTTAAAGATGCACATACTATGAAGTCACCAACTTTTGATGTAGTTTTTGTATTAATGATATCTTTATCATCTGTTAAAGATCCAGCGTACAAAATACCATCGTTAGCATTTGGGCTAATTGTTAAAGTGTTAGCTCCATCAGGTGCAGTATTTACAAAAGTAAATACTCTTCCAATAGTAATTGCAGGTAAAGTGAATACAACACCATCAGTTGATGATGTGAAAGTTTTACCAGTATCTGCATCTGCTACTGTGTAGTTAGCTTGTTTGTTTTCTAAGTTAAATCCAGTTAATCCTGCTTCGTTAAATTTACCTTGCAGTACTGGTCCTCTGAAACGTGTTATTGCCATAATTATATCCTCCTAGTTAATAGAACATAGTCTCTAGGCCGTCGACTATACGCGTCTATGTTCTGTTATTAATTGTATAGTGTGTTTTTTATACAACACTTTTTAGTGGAGCGCAAGAGAGCCTACAGTATTTATGCATTTCAGCAGTGTAGCTTTTGATTAAGTAGCTACAGAAACTTGTGGAGCGGCACCTTCAATAGTATTTTGCCTGTGAGCAATAGCTGCTTCTTCCAGCTTAATGTCAGTGATGATTTGTTTAACTTTGTCATCAATTCTGACCATTTCAAGAGTATACCTACCATTAGATAGATGCTCTTGTTCCCACTTCAACTCCAAGGACCTTTTTTGTTTGTATAGGTCTTGTATCATTACTAACTTCCTCATAAGTTATTCGATAAGGTCTGTCCGAAAACATTCCCGATGATTCCCAATTTATACTCTTTTCTCCCAGTTTGTCAACTATTG